GGGGATGCTCGGCTTCCCATGCGAGTCGGAGGGACGCCGGAGGGCCTACACCTCACTCGACGGGACGGTCGTGCTCGTCGAGTGGGGCCTGGAACCCGAAGACGATCCCGACGACTTCGCTCTGGTGACCAAGGCGAACCCCGCGCCGTGGCAGACCAAGGCTGCTCTCAAGCGCCGGAGGCTCTCTCCGTCAACCTCGGATGCCGAGTGGCTCCGATACGCCTGCGGGCTGTGGTCGGCGGGTGAGGACGCGGCGGTCGACGCGCCGACCTGGGACGGCCGGCGGGTGGACATCGGGCAGGTCCAGGACGGGGACGAGGTCTTCCTGGTCCCCTCGGTCGGGCACAACGCGGCGGTGGCCGTGGCGGCGACCAGGCCGGAGGGACGGATCGCGGTCCGCGCAGAGGTGCTGGAGCCGGTAGACGGGACCTCGATCTACGCGAGATGCGAGCAGATGCTCCGCGAGCTCTGCGAGCGCTACGACGTGATCGAGATCCACCACCCGCTCGGAGGGTTCATCCGTTCTGCCGAGCTGCTCGAGGCTGAGGGTCTTCCGATGGTCGAGGCGCCCCATTCCCCTATCCGTCTCGCGGCGGCCACGGGAACGTTCGACAGGTTGCTGAAGGGTGGGCTGCTGATGCACGACGGCGATCCGGTGCTCCGAACCCACGTCCTTGCGGGTCGGAGGAAGGTCCAGGAGACGGGCGAGCGGTTCGACCAGTCATCGGACCGCTCCAGGGGGTTGATCGCGACCGCCTTCGCCGTCCACGCCGCCTCGGCGCCAGTGATCGACGACGACCGATTCATCCTTCCGTCGGAGGGGATCGGATGAGGCTGTTCAACAAGCCCGACCTCGCGTTCGAGGTGAACATCCCGCCGGAGATGCAGGAGGGGATGACCGGTGGAGGCACGGTGGCTCCTCGGATCTCCCGGAGGCAGGCAATGCAGGTGCCGGCGGTCCTTCGGTCCCGGAACCTGATCGCGGGCACCTTGGCCCGCCTGCCGGTCCACATCCGCGACAAGCAACGCCGAGAAGCCACCCCGACGACCCTGCTCGAGCAGATCGACCCAGATGTCCCCAACGTCGTCACGATCGCCCAGACGTACGAGGACCTCCTGTTCGAGGGTATCTCCTGGTGGCGGGTCCTCGAGTTCGGGTGGCACAGCTATCCCACATTCGCCGAGCACATCTCGCCGGACCGGGTGATGGTCTCGGGCGGTGTGGTGTATCCGGTGGTCAGCGGGAACGGCCACGGCATCCCCGGAGCGAGCGGAAAGGTCTTCATTGACGGTCAGTCGGTCCCCGACGATCAGGTGATCCGGTTCGACTCGCCGAACCCCGCGCTCCTGGTCCACGCGGCACGAGCGATCAGGACGTGTCTGACCCTGGACGCTGCCGCTGCGCGGTACGCCGACGAGCCGATCCCGCTCGGGTATTTCACGCCGAGGGACGGCGCTCGGCCGAAGGAGGATGACCAGCAGATCAAGAACCTGCTGGACAAGTGGGCGATCGCCCGCGCTCGAAGGGCCTACGGATACGTCGGGGCTTCGTTCGAGCTCAAAACGCTCCAGTTCAACGCCGAGCAGATCCAGCTCGCCGAGCAGCGCCAGCACGCGGTCCTGGAGATCGCGCGAGCGGCGGGGATCGACCCGGAGGACCTGGGTGTCTCGACGACGTCGCGGACGTATCAGAACTCCGAGCAGCGTCGGCAGGACCTGATCGACTTCACGTTCGCGCCATACGTCGCGGCGTTCGAGCAGCGGCTGTCGATGGGCGACGTAACCCCTCGGGGCTACGAGGTGAAGGTGAACTTCGACGCCTTCCTGCGAGCGGACACGAAGACCCGCATGGAGGCCTACAAGATCGGCTCGGAGGTCGGCGCCTACATCCTGCCGGAGATCCGCGAGCTCGAGGACCGGCCGGCGATCCCGCGCTCCGCGCTGCCCCGGCCCGAACCGGAGCCCGAGACGATCCCGCAGAACGGAGGAACCGGTGCCGTGGCACGTCGAGAGCCGTGACGGCCGGTTCTGCGTGATCAAGGACGCCGGCGGCGAGAACGAGGGATGTCACGACACCCGTGAGGAGGCGAACAGACACATGGCGGCGCTGTACGCGAATGAGAACGAGGCGGCGACGGGGATCACCTTCGTCGACGACGAAGAGGTGGCGGCGTCGTTCACCGCCGACACCGAACGCCGGATCATCGGCGGCATCGTCGTGCCCTGGGGCAAGGTCGCCCGCTCGGGGTTCGCTCGGTGGCGGTTCGCCAAGGGTTCGCTCCGATGGGCGGATACCAAGCGGGTGAAGCTGAACCTGAACCACGACCACAAGCAAGCCATCGGATATGCCGCCCGTCTGCACAACACCGTCGATGGGCTCGAGGCGACGTTCAAGATCGCCAGGGGGGATGAGGGAGACAAGGCGCTCGCACTGGCCGAGGACGGTGTCCTCGACGGCTTCTCCATCGAGGTCGACTTCGATGACGGAGACGAGTGGTCCTCCGATCCCCACGACGAGAAGGTACGGCTGGTGACGCGAGGAAGGCTCGGTGGAGTCGCACTCACCGGATTCCCCGCGTTCGACGATGCGCGAGCTGACCGCGTCGCGGCAGCTCGGCAGCAAGGAGGAGGGATGGCTCAGAACGAGCAGGAGGACGCCGTCCAGATGGATGGTGAGCCGGAGGCGACGTTCGAGACGGCGATGGAACGCCTCGCCGCGAAGGTCGCTGACTCAAACGCGAAGCTCCACGAAGACCTGGCGCAGTCGGTCGGCGAGTCGATCTCGGCCGGCGTCCGAGCGGCGCTCGAGGACATCTCGGCACCGCAGGGACGCTCGACCGTCCGTGCCGCCCGCTATTCGGTGACCCGCGAGGAGCCGGTCTACCGCTTCGACGGCAACGGCGATTCGCTGGTGCGCGATGCCTGGAAGGCCGTGTTCGAGAAGGGCACGAACTCCGGCGAGGACGCGCTCGACCGGATCCGTAAGTACCGCCAGCAGCAGGAGGACATGGTCGCGCTCGTGGCCGAGAACTTCATCTCGTTCGCGCCGCAGTCCACGTCCACGGCCTCGGAGATCATCCCTCCGGGCTACCGCCCCGATCTGTACGTGCCCGACTTCACCAAGGGCCGGCCGATCGTGGCGCTCTGCTCGCAGGGAACGATCCCCAACGCGACGCCGTTCACCGTGCCGGTGTTCACCTCGGCGACCTCGGTGACGGCCGACCACGTTGAGGGTACGAACCCCTCCGACGGCTCCCTGGACTTCTCGCCCAGGGTGGTCACCCCGCAGGCGATCTCGGGAAGGCTCACGCTCACCCGTGAGATCGTGGACTCCTCGAACCCGGCGATCGACACGATCGCGCTGTTCGAGATGCGGGAGTCCTACAACCGCCAGACCGAGACGAAGGTCTACACGCTCCTGAACGGTACGAACGGCGCCGGCGGCACGATCACCGGCGACTTCGTTCCCTCCGGAGCGCAGGCCTCCACTACGGCGGGCGGCACGGACAACCAGACGCTCGTCAAGCACGTCCGCGAGCGCCTGGCCAAGTACCCGTTCAACCGCTTCGCCTCGCCCTCGGGCGCGGTGATGGGCTCGGGTGCCACGGTCCGTCTGGCGACGGCGGTGGACACGACCCAGCGTCCGCTATTCCCGTTCATCGGACCGGCGAACGTCACGGGGACGGGGAACACGATCCAGCAGGGTTGGAATGTGGACGGGCTGAACTTCGTCCCGGCCTGGGCCAACACCGGCGTGGCGGCAGGCGACTCGCAGATCATGATCTTGAACTCCAGCGACTGCTGGGTCTGGGAGTCCCCGCTGCTCACCTTCCGCTTCGAGGAGAAGCAGGGACCGGCAAACATCGAGCTCAACGTGTTCGGCTACTTCGCCACCCATCTCCTGCGGCCGGTGGGCCTGAGCGGGATCCGCATCACGTAGGACGGTTGGGGGGCCTCCGGGCCCCCTTCCCCTTCCGGGAAGGAGAACAGATGGCAGCACTCAGCACGAACGTCGTCGGCGACGTCGCCTCGGTCGCCCTCGCCGCGGCCTCCGGAGGTGGCGACACGATCACCGGCGGTCCCTCCGCAGGCGGGTGGGACATGTCGTTCCTCGTGGCGAACGTCGGCGGCACCGCGACCACGATCACGGTCGATGGCGTAGCACGAGGCCCGTTCACCTCGGTCCTGGCCGTCATCCCCGTCCGTCGATACAACGGCTCGAGCG